GCACCGGATCGAGTGGTAGCAGCGACAACACGGGACGCTGCCGGAAAGCGTGTTTTCGTTACGTTTTTCTATTGGGCCAGCGATCCGATTAAGGACATTTTGGCTAACCTCCGCAACACTGGGTCGCCCGTATGGGAGTTTCCGCAAGACGCGCCGCCTGAGTACGTGCGCCACCTCAACTCTGAGCGCAAACGGGCGACGGTGGACAAGCGCACCAAGAAAACTAGGCTGCGGTGGACGGCAACCGGCAGGCCCAACCATATGTGGGACGCAGAGGCCATGAACGTGCTAGCAGCGCAGATCCTTGGCATCCTGCCGGATATGGCGAGCACCGCACCAGAGGTTGACGACCCCGCGCCCACAGAGTAGATTGGCCGCTCAACCATCAACACAAAGTGCGACTGGTTGTGAGCAACAGGGAATTAGTGCCCGGCCTGCCGTGTGGCAGTGTCCGGGCTTTTCCTTGTCCCGAAAGGCTTAATTAGATGGCTCCTGACCAAAAGTTACTCCTGCAAGTTTTCCTCACGCGGGACGTGGCCGAACTTCGCGCCATCGTGGCAAGCAAGTTCGACCTAGTGCTGGCGGGCAAGAGCTCTCTGGTTTCCAGCTCCATTGACGGCGCCGCGTTCCAGTTCAACGTCGGCGGCACACTGTCGCCACTTGATGTGGTAATGCTGGCGCAGCAGGCTCTTAACTACAAAGCCGCGGGCATTAGCGCGCCGGTGCGCAGGACTCAGGCGTATTTCATATGAGCCTTTTTGACCGTATTAAAAAGCTGGCTGGGTTTGGCACACCCAAGGTGGAGGCCAACAACAGCGGCGCCTATCGTCGCCAGCGACTCGTGGAGGGCGGCGTTTGGGGAGAACCCTGGTGGAGAAACCACACCCAGAGCATCAGCAAGGAACTGACCGTTGGCGAATGGCGCACGGTCAATTCGGCGGCTAGGAAGCTGTACTGGAACAACGGCATGGTCAATGCCGCCATCGACCAGAAATCCATGCTGTCCGTTGGGATGGCGATGCGGCCGATCTTTGTGGGCGCCGACAAAGCGTGGGGCAAGGTGGCCGAGGGCGTCCTTTTGGACTGGTTTCAGATTGCGTACCTTGACGGCAAATCTTGGTGGGAAGGGCTCCGACTGGAGTCCACCGCGATTGACCGTGAGGGGGATCTGCTTACGATTCTGACTACGGCCGCAAGTGGCTACCCGCAACTGCAACAAGTGCCGTGGCACCAGATCGGATCCCGCGGTGACGAGGGTCCGTTGACCACTGGCCGGTACGCAGGGCTTAAGATTTACAACGGCGTCATCCTTTCCAAGACCAACCGCCCAATCGCGTACCGAATCCTCGGGGAGAACCAAGACGGCTCCGATGACCGAGACATTCCCGCGCAGGCGTGTATGCTGACGATGGATCCGCGCGAGGTGGACCAAGTGCGTGGGATTTCCGCGTTTGCTCCTGCTATCCGCGATCTAATTTCCCTCAAGGACTTGGGCGACGACATCCAGAGCGCGTCTCGGATGGCTGCCAAAATTGGGTTGCTCGTCACCAACCAGCAAGGCATGGCCGACGCCAGCGACGCTTACAACGCGCTGACCGAAACCATGCCAGGCAACTGCTCGCCGGGGTTGCGATACACGCCGATGCAGGGCGGGCGCATCGAGTATCTGACAGCCAACGCTGGCGAAAGCATCAATCAAATCGACGCAAAAATCCCCACCGAAGCGCAGGACCGGCTACAGGAACGGCTTATCCGCAACGCGCTGCTGGCTGCTCAATGGCCGCCTGAGTTCGGGTGGGACATGTCCAAGTTAGGCGGGGCTTCTGCTCGCATTGTGCTCGAACAGGTAAACCGCATCACCTCCGAGCGTCACGCCTACCTAGCGGCATTTTGCAAACGCCGGTGCGCCTACGCGATTGCCAAATTCGTGGAGATGGGCATGCTCCCGCCGTACACTGGCGCCGACAAAGACCGCGGCGGCGCGTATCAGTTTCGTTTCACCGAGCCAGCCAGGCTCACGGCCGATTCCGGCTACGCTTCCCGCGACGCAATCGAAGCCTACCGTGCTGGCATGCGCAGCATGACCGACATTCTGGCGTCGGGATCTAAAACCTTGGAAGAGCACCTCGACGAGGTGGAGCGCGAGGAACTGGAGATCAAAAAGCGCGTGGAACGCTCAGGACTCAGCCGCGACGTGTTTGGGCTGCTTACACCCAACGGCAACCCGCCGACAACCGCCCCCACAGAATGAAGTTCCAACGCATTATCGAGCAGGTTTTTTATCGTCCGTGGCTCATCACGCCGGGAGGCTATGCAGCCGTCCGCAAGCTCGTGGAGGGCCGCCTGGTGCGCGCCAACGGCGACGACTACGAGGGGATGTCCGGCATGATGTCCAAGCGTGAACCCATGGAGATCGACGGGCAGGGCATCGCTCACATTTGCATTGAGGGCACCCTTGCCAAGGGCATTTCGCCAATCGAAGCCTGCTGCGGTGCGTGGGATTATGACTGGGTGGCCGATGACCTAGAAGAGGCCATGGAAGCTAACGTGCGCGGCGTGTTGCTGGAGATCAACTCTCCGGGGGGCAGTTGCTCGGGGTGCTCCGAAATCACCGACCTCATTCAGTTTTTGAAAGTGCCAATTGTGGCCTACTCCGACGACACGGCGTGTTCCGCGGCGTACAACATCGCCGTTTCATGCGATAAAGTTTTTGGATCCATTGGCTCAACTTGGGGCAGCATCGGCACAATCATTCCTTGGGTGGACCAGTCCGCGATGTACGAAGAGGAAGGGCTCAAATGGGATCCCATTACTTCAGGCCCGCTTAAGGGTGCAGGCATGGGGCCGTCTTTAAGTCCCGCACAGCGCGCCAGCCTGCAACAGCTCGTGGACGACAGCTTCTCGCAGTTCCGCGACAACGTGCTTAGGAACCGGCGCGTGGCCGATGAGTTCATGACTGGGGCCGCGTACCTCGCACCGCGGGCAAAGGCCGCCAACCTGATCGACGGCATAGGAAATCAGGAACTTGCCTACGGTGAGCTTTTGGGTATGATCGGCGCGTAGTTTCATTTGGGTTTGTTGTCTCGCCCGCGCCGGGTTTGGTTTCCCGGCGCGGGCTTTTACTTGTCCCAATTCGCGTAGGTAGATGGATCACCTACCGAACACCCTGACCGACGCGCTGGCCGCGCTCTCTGCCGCGCAGGCAGACGTGAGCGCTCTCAACGCACTAAGCGCCGAACACACCGCACTGGTGGCAACTTTTGACGCGCTCAAGGCCAAGACCGTTGAACTTTCCGCCGCGCTCGACGTTGCGCAACTGGAAAAGCTGGAACTGGCAAAAGCACTCGACGCCGTAAAGGCTGCCGAGGCCGATGCTTCCGCAAAGGCCAACGCCATTGTCGCCAACCTGGGCGTGGCTCCCGTCGCCATCCAGTCCGAACAACTTTCCGCACCCAAGGGCAAGCAAGAGCTTTGGGCGCATTACATGACTCTTGGATTCAGCGAGCGCAATGAGTTTTACGCCGCTAACAAGAAAGCAATGCAGCTCTAACCCTCACCTACCTAAAATAATATGGCCCTCAATGGCGTTTTCCTCGCACAAATCGCGCAGCAGTCGCTGCCGTTCCTGACTAATGCTTTCGCTCCCCTGCGTGGCATCACCACTGACTTCTCCACGGATGTTGCATCCGCTGGCAGTTCGGTGACGACCCGGTTTGCAACGGTCCCCTCCGTTGTCGACATCACTTCTGCGGGCTACGCTCCCGTCGCTGGTGACACGACCGCTCGCACGATCTCACTTGACCAGCATCGCGGCGTGACGCTCGGGTTCACCGACATCGAAGTGCTCCAGTCCTCCATCAATTTCCAAAACCTGTTCCTGGCACCGATGGTGCAGTCCTTGGGCGCTGACATGTTCGGGCAGCTCTGGAATCTGGTGACCGCTGCGAACTTTGCGCAGACTCCCTTGTCCTCCAGCGCAGCAAACTTCGACCGCCAGGACGTAATCGACCTCGGCGTGACGCTGACGCAGACCCTGAAGGCTCCCAAGATGGGCCGCTCGGTGATCATGAATCCCGCTTACTACGGCGCGATCAGCAAGACGTTTATCTCTGCGGAAATCCCCGGCATCACTCCTTTCAAGGCTGAAGGCACTGTGCCGCGTGTTTCGGGTTTCGATATTTACGAGAGCGACCTTTGCGACGCCAACAGCGAAGCACTGGCAGGTTTCGCACTGCATTCCTCCGCGCTCATCATGGCAGCTCGCCGCGTGAACCCGGAAGCCGCGTTGCAGGACTCTATTGAGATCGCTGAAGTGATCGTGCCCGACCTCGGGCTGCCGCTCACGTTCCGTAAGTTCTACGACCGCACCAGCGGAAAGACCTGCGTCAACGTGTCTTGCATCTGGGGCGTTGCAAAGGGCACCAACATGGGCGTCCGCATCGTCACTCCCTAAGTTTGACAGTTCCAAAGGCCGGGGTCCCCTTTAGTGGGGGCTCCGGCTTTTTTCCGAATATCCCAAAATGAAAATCTCTCTCGTAATTGAAGACGCCGGTGCAGGCCCGCAGGTGATCTTTTCCTCCTCCGAACCTGCTGACGCTAGGCAGTTTTTCAAAACGCACACAAACCCCGGCAAGCTGATTTTGGTGTGCAATCCGACTCCCGATAACTTCCGCACTATCCGCGGCACGCCGGTGGCAGAAGTTGAGGCGCCAAAGTTAGCCAGACGCTCCAAGGAACCGCTGCTCTAATGTCAGAGTGGACCGCCATCACCGAATCCGCAATGAGCCAGGCATTGGACTACATGCAGGCCGACTCCGTCACATACAACGGCGTCACAGTGTTTTCGGTGGCAAGTGAGAAGACTTCTGACCTGCTTGCCATGGGCGGGTTTGAGCAGCATTTTGCGGGCTCAGTCCGGCTCCTGAAAGCTGGCTTTCCTGAGCCAATCAAAGGCGCCAAGCTGACCGTGAACGGCACCGAGCGGCGCATCACGAGCTGGGACGAGGATCCGATATCCTGGAAGCTGTACCTGGAGGATATCACGCGATGATCGACGGCGTTTTCTCCGCAGCCGTGCAGGCCGCTCTTTCGCTGGCGCTCCCAGGCGTGTACGTCGGGGAGGCTCAGGACGACCGAGCGATCCCAGCAAAAGCCGTGCTGATGGAGCTTCAAAGCGACGTGGTGGTGGGCTCTCCGCTGCAACGTGGCAACCTGACGTTGTCCGTTTGTTTGCAGGCCGACGATTTCACGCGGGCCGACCAGGCTGACTTTGCTGCCGAGGTGGACGCTGCCATGCGCACTTTGGTTCTAGTTTCTGACGCCGTGCAACTCTACGGGGTTGTGGCTCAATCGACCGACAATATTCGCGATGAGCGTCACTGGCGCACTTCGTTACCCTACACCGTGGGCTTTGGCCCCAAACCTTAAATACCTATGCCTGTTTCATTTGGCGCAGTTACATTTGGAGTCTCCGCACCAAGCGGTTACTTACAAGAATCTACACAGGAGACTGTTGTGGAACTTGCAACAATCCGCGATTCCGACGGGCAAACCGTTATCGTGCAGGCCAAGCCGCGCAGCACAACGACCACGACGGTCAAAACCAAGGGCGAAGCAGATCTGGACGCGGTGCCAGAGGGCAGCTTTAGCGGCGCCAAAATCACCAGCTCGAAGGTTTCAGAAACCAACGACGATTTCGCAACTTCTGAAACGACCTACACGCTTTTCGCTTAATATGGCTACTTTCGGCATCTCCATCATCAGCGCGTCGGGATCAATTGTTGAATCCGCAGACGTAGAGCAAAAGGCAGAGTTCAAACAGCTTATCAGCAGCGCTGGTACGTTCTCTGAAGCCAAGACCTTTGACGTGACTTTTTCTGTGAGCGTCAAAGGCAAGGGTGATACTTGTCCGTTTGCTGCGGGATCCTCCAGCGGAATGCCTGGCGTAACAAGTGGCAAAGGCATTTGGACCAACGTCACTCTTGACTCCAAAAACGACGACTTCAGGGGATGGTCCGCATCCGCGACGGTCTACAAAAACGCCAGCTAGTAACTAACTTATGCGCCTCCGATTACTTGAGGACTCCGAAGCTCCCGGGAAGAGCTTCAACACTGACATCATTGCCGCCTGGTTGACCTCGGGCGGTGCTCTCATCAAACGTGGCGGGTTCCAGCACTTTGTTGACGAAGCTGGAAAGACGCACGTTCGGTGGATCGTGAATTGCGACGTGCTCGCCAAGGTGGACGGCGACGACATCGACTTTGACGAGTTTCGCAAGCGCTTTGAAAGCATCGACTGGTGCAAGGCCAATCCTGACAGCGATATTTCGTGGATGCGCGGGTACAGGGATAACGCTCGGGACTTAAAGCGCTTTGCCAGATCGGCCGCGGTTGGCATCTCCCGCGGTGACGCACGCAGTTTTGGCGTCGTTTATCCCGATTCTCCCGACTGGCTCAAAAACGAATTCCAAGCGCGCTTTGCATGAACCCATTTTTCCTCAAAAACACCAAAGTGGGACCGCTTGAGTTGCGTCCTTGGACCATGACGACGCAGTTTGCGATCTCCGAACTGGAACTAGCAAAACTGTCCGACCAGCAGCAGGTCATTGCGTGCGCATGGCTGCAAAGCCGCGAACCGGAGGACGTAGAACAGGCAATCAGCGACGGCACCGCGCTTGCTGCCATCAAGGCGTTCACACGGGCCTTTCCGCTGGCTTTGGCAAAGCCGGTGGCCGAATGGTGCCGAGCACAGGCCGAAGCCGTAGAATCTGGCCGCGTGGACGTTCTGCCGCAGCCCGGTAAGACACGGGAGGACGCGCCAAAAAACTAACGGCGCCAGGCTGGGAGGAATCCTTCCTTCTGGTGCTGGCGCGAGAAACTGGATGGACACAAGACCACTTGCAACGTCGGGTGCCTTTGGCGCAGTTGATGCGCATCTACCACGCCGTGATATGGGGGAACGGTGCGTGGACAGTGCGTCGCAAGGAAGTGGCACTGGAAAGCCTGTTTGTGACCCGCCAGCAGGAGGAGGACGAGGACGATGAGTGACGCGATCCGAGTCACAACCAATGCGGGCGAGTTTGGGGCGCGGTTCAACCGTTACCTGCAACGCTCAATTGCAATCACGCGCAGGACCACACAGGAAGTGGTGGAAGAGCAAGCCCGCGGATTGGTGCGCAACGCATTTAAGTACACTCCACCAATGGCTGGGCGAACCTTTGCAGCGGGGTATCGTGCGTCCAAAAAAGCAATCAGAAACTCACTTCGCAAAGCACTTGTAATTCGGAATGAGGCAACCGTTGCAAGGCAGTTGGACCGTGCCAGAAGAGCAGCACGCCGCGAACAATTGGAGATTGTTTCCAGAGAGTTGGAAGCTTCTCCCTCGGCACTGGTGCAGTTTATAAAGCAGCACCAAAAACCAGACAAACGCTACCCAGACAGTGCTCCCAAGCATTTTTCGACGGTAGCAAAACGCGCACAAGTGGAAGCGCTTTTGGAGCGCACGATTGGAGTCACTGCTGCCGGGTGGTGCAAGGCCGCAACTCGACTCAGGGTGATATTTCCCGAATGGGTGGGAAGGTTGCAAAGCAAAAACCCTGGAACGGCAGCGCTTCGAGTTAGTGGGAATATCGTGGCATTTCGCGCCAGAAATCCCAACAAGCATACCGACTCGGCAACCATCCAGAGGGCACTTCAGCAGGCTTACGACATCCAAGCAGAGGCAATGCGGCGCCGGTTAGTCTCGGGCATCGCAGCCAGGGCAATTCGGCGCAGTGACGTTTTCTCTCGTTAAATTTTATGGCGAACACAATCCAGATCGGCGCAGACACCAGTGGCTTTGTTAGTGGCATCAACCGGGCGCAATCCGCCATGGCAGGGCTTGGGTCGATGATCCAAAATGTCGTCGGTGGTGCCGCCGTGTTTAGCGCGCTGGCAGCAGCCGCACGGGGTTTTTATGGGGCCATCCAAGCAGGCGATGATTTGGTTGACCTAAACGCTCAGACTGGCGTTGCTATCGACAAGCTGATGGAACTTCAGTTGGCTTTTGACCTGAACGGCATGAAGGCCGAACAGGTGCAGCCGGTTTTGGCAAAGCTGCAGAAGTCCATTTCTGAAGCGGCCAGTGGTAGCGTGGATGCCGCCGCAAAGTTTGCCCAAATGGGGCTAAATATCAGCGAGCTGCAAGGGCTCACGGCCGATGAGCAGTTGGCAAAAGTGGGCCAGGCTATTTCCAAAATTGAGAACCCGGCTCAACGCTCCGCGATGGCGATGGAGATCTTTGGGAAGCAGGGGGCCAAGCTGCTTGCAGTTTTTGCTGCTGGGGGCATGGACAAAGTCCGCGAACTGCTTGGAAATCAAGCTGCGTTAATGCTTGAAAACGCTGGGATTTTTGGCCAGGCAAGCGATCTCTTGTCCGTAGTGGGAGATAAACTCAAAGGGTTTTTTGTCGGAGTTGCGTCGGAAGTTGTGCCGCAGCTCATGGGGGTTATCGAGGCCGCCGCAAAGATTGACTTGTCCAAAATTGGGCAGGCATTTGGCGGGGCAATTTCTTTCTGGATCAACTATTTCAACAACTTTGGATCCACTGGTGAGTTGATTTACAACACCATGAAGCTGGCCTTTCAAAGCGCCGTTAATTTCTTGGCGGAAGAAATTAAAGTGCTAATGGCAGCCACTGCGGCATCGGTGAAAAATGTTTTTAAGGGAGAGGCCGCTCAAAAAGCAGCAATACAAGAGGCTGAGATTCAAGCAAGGGCGGGCGGGCCTGTTTTTGACACGACAGAAACGGAGGCAAAGATTCAGGGCGCCATGGATGCAATAAACGCGTCAAAAGAGGCAACTACTGATGCCGCGAGGGCGGCGAATCCAACACCAGGAGCAGCTCCAACTGGAATGGATTTCATCAAAAAAGCTACAGCCGGAGCAACCGGGCCGCTTGGCATGCCAGACATTTCGAGCCTGCAAAAAGTGGGGGGAGGGTCTGGCCTACTTTCTGGCGGCCAAGACAACTCGCCAGCATATCAGTCCGTGCGAATTCAGGAGGACATCCGCGACTACATGAAGGACCTGATTGACGCAGTCAAAGCTGGCGGACAAAGCTACCAAATTTCACCAAGCCAATCTGGCGGAATGGTGCTCACTGCTTAATTTATGGCGACTGAAACTCAGATTGAAGTTAGCAAAGACCCGACGGGGCTTGTTACTCGCACTACTACCAAGCAAGCGTTTGCGTGGGAGGATCCAGCAGCAGATTGCAGGTCGTCGCGAGTTACCAAAACGGATGGGGTAGTGACAATAGTCGAGGAGTTTTTCGACGTGATGCCAGCGGTTTACGCCATCGATATCTCCACCACTCAGGAGCCTGTTGAGTCGCATCCATACTTTCAGCCTTTGACGCAGAAGCAAAGGGGTGACTGGGCAATGTGGAAGCAGAATCCAACGAATCCAGAACTGAATGGGTGGAATCCTGCTGATGATACGTCAGAGCAGCTCACGACTTTGTACGCGTTGTGGACGAAAGGAATCACCAACTATTTTTCACCGCGAACCGTTATCAAGCTGATAACTTTGGAAGACCAGGCGCCAAGCGCAACTGAAGTTGGCATCATTTCATCTCCAGGTTATTCTGGCGACACTGGGCCAGTGAACTTTATATGCATTGGCCTAAGCGGGCAGCAAGAGGGCACCAAATGGAGAGTTAGCCGTGAGTTTTTGAGCAGTGCTCGCGGCAGTAATTGGGAAACCGTGCTTTATACTTAATGAACCTCCCAAACTTTCGCCGCGGTGTAGAATTGACCTCAACTGAGCTTAACAAACTCAGCGACGGGATCAGATCTGCCGCGGTGACCTCCGTGATCGGCGGCACTTACATGCGCACTCCTGGCGGGACAACGCTCATCATTGACCAACAGGTGCGCGGCGGTAGCACAGAAGCCGGTGGCGTTGCGTGTCCGTTTGAAGTGACCGACGCCAGCGAAGGCAACACGCTAAAGGTCCAAATTGCTTGGGGGCTGATTTGGCAAATGCTGCCCACTGGCATGTTTCCAGATAACAAGCCACCGCTGAAAATGACGGTGACTCAGACGTGCTACATCTACAGTAAAATCACGTTCAACACCAATTCACTAATCCCATCTGCAGTTGCGTTTTCTGTGGAAACTGGAATCACGCAAAACACTTCGACAACTCAATACAACCTTATCGCAAGGGTTTTTGTTGATGAAACAAAAGAACCCAAGGTCATCAGCAGCATCAGTAACATCTGCCAGCAGCCTTTCCCGAGTCCGTGCTCGTTGGCGCCCGCATCTTAAAGATGTCCACAAACGACTTTAACAAAACCGCAAGGCTGGACATCAGCATTCAGATTTCTGGAAGCGGGAAGTTTAGTCCGCTGCAAACTGGGTATGGCACTATGATGGATTGGACCATCAGCGGGTCCATGACTAAGACCCCAAAGGAGTCCACAGAAACCATCAAACAACAAACCTGCGGACAGGGTATTGTGCCAACAGAACCCGCATATTTTTTAAGTTTTGGCGCACAGGGCAGCACAGGGAACACATCTGGCACAATTGACGTTGGAGCGCTGCCACCTCGCAACCCGGCGTTTTTGGACTCCAAGCCATTGCAGGGGACTTGGTTGGTAAACACTAAGCCGGTGCTAAGTGCCGATGGCAAAGTTGATGGCAACGACGCTGGTGGGTATTACATTGTAAAACGCCCCGTTTCAGTAATTAAAGTTGATGATCCGATTGCAATTGACCCGCCAATTGACAACCTTACGCGAGTTTACGAAGGCGACATTGTTTATGTTGCCGGGGGAAAGTGGAACGTGCGTCCACAGTATCGTTTTCCCAAGCCTGACAGGACGTTCTTTTGGACGCCAAACGAAGACCCGGTGCTTGCATCTGGAGGGCTAGTTGACGGAAAACGCGCGTTGCCAGGCACAATCATGCTCGCGGATTCAAACTACTACATTGCAAAACAAAGCGACGGCTTTGACGGCATGCAGTATTTTTACGAAGGGCAGGGAGTGCTTTTTGACGGTCAAGTTTGGAGCAAACAACTTGCAGACCCGCTGGTTTACGAAAAGGAAAACGGGTCAAATGAGTTTCGGAATCTAAATGTTGCCTACCAAAGCCTACAGCTCCATGAGTTTTTACTGGAGCAAGACCATCAAAATAAAGGACAGGTCCTAGGCTACCAGCCAATCAATTACGAAACGCCAATTACGTTCACGGTGACGCCGCCCCCGCCCGAGCCAGGGGGCGAACCAGGGACGCCGTACACAATTGACTTTTACTTTTATTGGTTGAGCCCGCAATTAGGGATTGCAGACAACGCTTTGCCGCCGAACATCCGCTACGATTTTAACGACGCTTGGTCAAAGTACTACCTTGCCAACTTTGAATGGCTGAAAGCACGACCCAAAATTGGCGGCAGTTTCATTGGTGCAGGATTTGTGCTCAAATCAAAGCCGCAAGCTGGGCAGGAGGAGGATGTTTTGTTTTTGTCAATTGACGCATTGGAGGATGGCAACATCACAACCATCACGGAAAAAGGCGCAGACCCCGACGGCAACGAGCTCATAAACACGTTTACCATAACAACGACCCTCACTCCCTCCCAAGGATGACAACGCCGACATGGATCGTCCAAAAGCGAGTCTTGACCTGCATCAACTGCCAGCAGCAGGCTGGTTGCGTTGGGCGGTGGCAGATTTACGCACCGGCACCGCCGTGCCCCCTAGGCGCACTCCCAACAGCCGCCGACGAGATCGCAGCCAGGGCATGGCCTGCGGGCGCAGCTCCCGTTAGTGGCTGCTGTGACAGTGTGCAGAATTACTTGTCCCGATACCCAACTGTGTAATGGTCGCCGTCCAAACCTCCTCAACCATCCAGCGCGGGACCGACTGGGATTTCTCTTTCCAGTTGCAGGAGGACGGCCCTTGCTCGCCGTATTCAGACCTGACCAACTGGTTTGTCGCCGTTACCCTCAAAACGGCCGCGGGAGTGGCATTGACGACGCCTAGCATCGTCCGGGCGACCCCTGAAACAGTTTCCATGCGGCTGACCAACACGCAGACCGCATTGCTGTCCGCTCAATTTGGGGCGGTTTTAACTGTAAACGTCCAGCGGCCCGATGGCTGGGACATCCGGCTAATTGAGGCCCGCGTAACTATTTCCTGACATGAGCTGCGAATCTTCCTGCGGCCCTTTGGTCGTCACACTTCTCACCGGCGTCCCCGGCATGCCGGGCAGTCTCGGCACCGTAGTGGGCGACGTGCGTATTGTTTCCGCATCTGGCGTTGACACTGCCACCGTCGTTGGAATCCGCGGCAGACAGGTGGCAGACGCAACGCCAGCAGCAGAGCAAATTTACCAATTCAACGGCACCGAGTGGGTGCCAACAACATACACCGCAGGCACTTACTAAAACACGACCATGGCATTCCCGATCATCCCTCTCCGTAACGCAATCGCAACCTCGCAGGTTGCGCCTCTTGCTGGCTCCATGCAGCTTGCAGAATTGGCCGTAAACACCCAGACGGGTAAAGTTTACATGAAGGCCAACTCGGGCGTGGTCGAAGTGTCGGGGACGCCTAACGCGCTGACGACCAACGACATCACTCAGCTCAATGATCCTGGTAAGATTCCGCAACTCACAATAAATGGGCTGATTCCGCTGCGGCAGATTCCAAGTTTGACCACGGGCGAACTCGGGCCAGCGCTGACCACGGCGCCAGTGGCTGGGCTCATTCCGCAGCTCGGCGTTGACGGCAAAATCCCCTCCACGATGCTGCCCGCTGGCGTTGCCGGTGCGCTGACGTACAGGGGAGCATGGAACGTCAATACCTCGCCGGTTATTGCATCGGGCGGAGTTGTTGGCAGCGGGACAGCAGCCACAGGCGATTACTACATTGCGGCCAACAGCGCGGCTCTTGACCCCGCCATTGACGGGCAGACCTACGTCCAAGCGGGCGATATGATCGCCTACAACGGCACGAGTTTCGACTTTATTGACGGGGCCAAGTCTGAAGTGCGGTCCGTAAATTCCGTGGCACCAACGGCAGCGGGCAATGTGGTGCTGACCCCGGCAGACATCGGCGCACTGAGCACCACGCAGATCACTCAGTTGGCCGAAGCTGGCAAGGTTCCGCAGCTTAACGCGCAGGGGCAGTTGTCCACGGCGCAGTTGCAGATTGCGACCACGGCGCAGCTTGGGATCCTGAGCATCGACCCGCTCTCCTCGAACGGCCTTTCGATCTCGGGCGCCGGTGCTGCAAAAATCATCCCTGGCACCTCGACGGTGGTGGGCGGCGTGAAATCCTCGGCATCCATCGAAATTGCAGAAGACGGCACTGCAACCGTAGCGAGCGCAGGCACTTACTAGGCCATGGCATTTCCGATTATCCCAAGAAAACGGTCAGGGGCGACGGGCAATCCGTCCTCTTTGACCGTTGGTGAGCTGGCTGTGAACACCGCTACAGGAGAGCTTTTCCTGGGCGGTGATTCGGCCGTGATGTTG